TTAGAGGATGAAATGGAGTGGGATGAAGACGATTATTTGTGATATAGATGGTACACTTTTAAATTATTTGCACCATGAAATTCCACACCCAGGCCATACTAAAGACCACATTGCACTACCAGGCGTTATTGAAAAGATGCGTCAATGGGAAGTTCAAGGTTGTCGTATTATAATTATTACTGGTCGTAGAGAAAGTGAAAGAGAAAGAACAGAGAGAGATTTGAGATATTTTCATATTCCTTATGATGTTCTACTTATGGGTTATGCAGATACAGGACGAGTTCTTATCAATGATATCAATGAAAAGGGTAAGTGTAAAGCCCATGCTGTATCACTTCCAAGGGATCAGGGGTTTGAAGAATTTGATTGGAAAGAAGTAGGACTATGAACGAAGTAGTTTTTAAATTTTTAGATAAAGTTCATTCAGAAAAAGATTTTGATTACGTTGGTCGTTTACTTACAGAATATGGAATAACGGAAAAACAGGCTGAAAAATATAAATTTGATTGGGTGTGTGAAAAATTTAAAGAAATTCCATTTGGAACAAAAGGTTGTTTATGAAAAAAATAAATTGGAAAGAGGTTTGGGAAGAATCTAAAAAGTATGGAAACATAGAGGGCGGAGAAAAATGGGCTCTTTACTTTGTATTATTTTTGGCAGTTTTTCTCTATACCAGTTGGTGGTATGAAAACTAGTAGTGCAAAAGCAAAAGGCCGCAGATTTCAACAATGGGTTCGTGACCAACTTATCGAACAGTTAGGTGTTCATCCCGAAGATATAGAGTCTCGTAGTATGGGTGCTGGTGGTGAAGACCTTATTATGGCTCGTGCTGCAAGAGAGAAGTTCCCATACTCTATTGAGTGTAAAAACCAAGAAAGTTTGAACGTATGGAAATCATACGAACAAGCAACTGAAAACTCTGGTGACTATGAGCCTGTAGTTTTCATTAAACGTAATAATCAAAAACCTTTAGTTGTTGTTGATGCAGAATATTTTGTGAGGTTACATGAACATATGGATTGAAGAATATAAAAAGTTTCACAAAGAACACTCTAATTATGGAAGTGGTGGAGCAATAAAGTTTTATTGGAAACACATAGATGATCTTATCAAGGATACTAAAGCAGAAACTTTGTTAGATTTTGGTTGTGGAAAAGGAACAGTATATGAAGTAAATGATTGGGATTGGCCTAAACCATCTTTGTATGATCCAGCAATACCAGAGTTTGAAAATTTACCAGATGGGCCATTTCATGGTATTATCTCTACTGATGTTATGGAACACATACCAGAGGTGCAATTACCACAAATCTTTGAGGACATATATAATAGAGCAGAGAGGTTTGTATTTTTAGGGATTGCTACAGCTCCTGCAAAAGCTATATTATCTAATGGTGAAAATGCTCACTGTACAATTGAAAACATTGAATGGTGGGTAGAGATGATAGAAAAACACGCACCAAAACAAGTATATACTCACGTAAAAACTTGGGGAAACAGTAATGGTTACAAAATTCTGTGGGAAGAGTCTTACTTGGAATGGTTTATAGAAGAAGGAATAAATTTATAAATAGTCGTAGGAGACAACTATGGACAAAATACTAATATGGTGGGAGAATACCTTTGGCGGCAACTCTGCTATTTGGAATTTAGATTATGGTAAGCTAATAATTATTGGCATCTTAGTATATCATGTTTGGTTTCAACATTAGGAGAGTTTACATGAAAACATTATTATCTGGTGTAATTTTATTTACTATGCTATTCAGTTTTAATGCAAAGGCAGATGTAGGAGATGAAAAAGTTTTTGCAGGCTGGATATTACATATGTTTATCAGTGGTCAATTGAAAGAATACACGCCGAGAGGTGGTATGGCAGAATGTCTTAAAGTCAAACGCAAGATTATGAGGTCACAAGGAAGTGGTCATGGTACAAGATGGGAATGTAAGAAAGGTAAACTTAAACTAAGACATTTTGATGCTGGTCAAGATGGAAAGAAGTGGTTGCCCGTGGAGCATTTGGGAGAGTAAATTATGGCTGAGGAAAAACCAGTTGCAGTAAGTGAGAGCACTTCCATTGCAATGCCCATTCGTAATCTTATTTCTATTGTGGCTGCAGTAGCACTTGGAGTATGGGCTTACTTTGGCGTACAAGAACGATTAAATAAATTAGAGGTATTTGAGCAATTAGTCAAAGCAGATGTTGAAGCATTAGAGAAAGAACTTAAAACTGACATAGAAAAAAATAATGAATTTCGTATAAAATGGCCAAGGGGTGAAATGGGAAGTCTGCCAGCCGACAGTGAACAGTTTATGTTACTCGAGCATATGGCAACTCAATTAGAAAAGGTGCAATCAGAACTTGGTGATATGATGCACAATAAAGTAAACATTACCAGATTACAAAAAGACGTTGAAAAAATTTTAGTTGATGTAGAGAAACTTAAAGACGGTCAAAGGGGATTGTTAAATGGTGGAAGCAGTCACAAATGAAAGTCGCAAGGTAGAACCTATAGCAAAGATAAGAAACCTACCAAAACGAGTTCTTCAATACGAGAAACCACCCAAAAAGAAAAGTAAACGGAAGGTTAATGTTCTAGCATGATTGACGGAATTAATTTACAAGCGGTAGTTATTGTAGGTGCTGTTTTTTTAGGTGTGGTTAAATTAATAGTTATCGTTGCTCAAATGCATAGTTCGATAAAAGTCTTGGAAGATAAGATTAAAGCATTATTTGAGTTACATAATAAAGCAGTTGAAGAACAAAATGTGTGGAAACAAGAACAGATGGTTTCCATCATTGCCGACGCTATCAAGAAAAAAGCAAACGGTAAATAAAAGTTATTAATTCCCTATAAAAAAACAACATTTTCCTAAATAGTTACAAGGAGAATACTATGGTTGCAGAAATCTTAGCAGGGTTAGCCCTTGCAAAATCGGCAGTTAGCGGTATTAAGAGTATGATTGATACGGCAAATGACGTTAATGATATTGCCCATCATATTGACGATCTTTTCAAAAGTCGTGATCAAGTTAAAAGAGACATTCACAAAAATCAAAACAAAAAACCTCAAAGTAAAATGCGTGCTATGTTTAATAGAAAAATGCATGAGGATGAGGACGATGATTTAAGCGTTGGTGCTGTGGCCACTATGGTGCTTGAACAGAAGAAGATGGATCGTGAGATTTTGAATCTTGGTATCAGAATTGACAATAAGTTTGGTGAAGGCACATGGAGTGAGATTTTAGAAACAAGAAAGAAAATGATTGCTGAGCACAAAAAACAAGTAGAAGCTCAAAAAGAAATAGATAAAAAACACGATAAAGAGGTTCACGATTTTTGGATAAAAGTTTGGACATGGACATGGCAACTAACATTTGTCACTGTATGTTTTATAGGAATGTGGTGGTTTTTATCTTATGCAAGTAAAGGAAAATTACCGTTCCTATGGTAACGAATGAAGAACGAATTGATGCAGAAACGCGGATACGAAAATTAAGAGAGGATAGAGAGTACAACGAGAAAGTTGCTGCTCTCTTTGAGGATAAGAAAAAAGAACAAATAAAACGAAAGAAGACAGATGATGCTATAATGTTTGCATTTAAAAATGCTTTGTTGATATTCGGGTTTCTTATATTTTGGGATATCATAACAAATGGATTTAGATGGAGTTGGGGGTATTGACAAAATATGAAAGTTTTGTTACATTACCAATATCATGAATAAATAATTCAAAGGTGAGAAATGACAGATAAACTATTAAAGAAGGTGAAAAATATGGAATTAGGAAACCCTGTAATCACCACCCTTGTTGGGCTGGTGGTTTTTTATATCGGACTAAAAATGTTTTCGGGTGGAATGAAGTCGATGGGTAATATGGATCACTTATCCTTCTTTATTCATAATCCTTACTGGATGTTTCTAGGTGGTATCGTCATGACTTTGTTATGGCAATCATCTTCACTATCCACTACTGCAATAATCGCACTTGTGGCATCTGGTGCAGTACCACTACCGGCTGCCATTGCAGCTGTACTAGGTGCAAATATTGGAACAACCGGCACCATTTGGTTAGCCGGTCTTTTAGTATCTGATGGTATGCCGAAGGGAGACACACTAAGAATTGCAATGGCACACACTGGAGTCAATCTGTTTATGGCAATGACTCTATTACCTTTTGTTCATCCAATTGCGAGATTTCTATCTAGATTTTAATTATGCAATATACGCATATCAGAGAGGGAAAATCAACGAATCTGATTTTCCCTTTTTTGATATAAGTAATTGTAGGAAAAAGGAGAAAGATAAATGAGTGCGACTATAGCATATTATCAACACATGATAGACTTATACAATTCACGTTCAAGAACAGAAGCTTGGGATATTCGATTAGAAAAATATCGCAAGTGGATTCGTCAAAGAAAAGATTACAACTGGCCTACATCCGTAGGTACATTTTCATAACATAAATACTACGATATGAAAGAAATAATTCTTGCTATGATGTTGTGGATACATAATGCCACAGGTTATAGTATTCCAGAAATTCCAGATATAAAATTCCTAAGCACTATGGACATACGTGCTTATGCCTATGGGTGTGATCAAACACCAATACCTAATCAGAGTATAGAAATATGTGCAGCAAGAAAAGATTGGGATTTAGATGATCGTAGTAATCCCATTGCTCTGTATGATCATATAGATAAAATAGTTATATTGAATAAAAACTTTGATATAAAAACCATACGAGATAAATCTGTATTATTTCACGAATTAGTTCATCATTTGCAATTTGAAAACGACATAGATAGTACTGTAAAATGTCAAGGTGAACTTGAAAAGGAAGCTTATACTTTACAAGATGAATGGTTACAAGAAACATATGGTGTCAATGTTTGGGATACAATACAAATCAATCAATTATTTTTTATATTAATAACAAGTTGTATGGAAGGTGATCATTGGCATTATGGCACACCTGACCCCGAAATGCACTAGAGGTAAAATTATGGGAAGAGAATTTATGGATAATAGATACACACATTGGTTTTGGAACAGCAATTTTATTATGTGGGTTGCTCGTAAAACTGGTAGATTCAGTAGTTGGTTATGGTATATGCAATATGGTAGAGAGAGTGCTAAAAAAAGTACTTGACAAATTACTCCGAATGTAGTATAAATATAAACATGGATAATTTACTACACACACTTTTAGCAACTGGTTGTATTGCAGCTGCATTTTATGCCGGTCGCTATTTCACCGTTCAGTCTATGTCAGAGGAAATGACAAGTTTCATTATGGAGAAACTTGAAGAAGGTGGTTTTATCAAAACTGCTGTTGATTCTGATGGAGAGATTGAATTAATTCCAATCGCAGAAATTATACGAGATGATAGGATTGAAAACTCTAAGTAAATCAATCATAGCTCTTACACTACTCTCATCCACTGCCCTTGCTGAAACACCTTGTGATTACAAGGTAAATGATACTATAACCTACAAGGGTAGTATAGAGAGTGTCAGACTCATATCTAAAGACATACAGGCAAATCCAAAAATTAAGGATATACGAAAATGTGTTGTGTCTATAGAAGCTCGAGTGAATGACAAATGGCATCCATCAAAGGGTGAGTATATGTTTGGGCCTGATATGTCTCAAGTCGATGCTTGTACTCATGCAGAGGATAGAGCAAAGAAAAAAGTCATGCGTGAAATTATACCCGAAACGATGACCAGTGAAAAAAATCTAAAATGTGACTTGACAAGTTCTAAGAAATCGTGTAAAGTAATATACATGAATACCAGTATTGGTAAAGTTAAATTTATGGAAAGTTGTGAAAAATGAGTAATTTAGAATTAGAAATCAGAAGTTATATTATTATCTTTGGTATGGCTTTTCTGATTAGTTTTCTTAGTGGTTGTGGTAATACCATCTCTGGTGTTGGTAAAGACATTAGTGATGTTGGTGCAAAAGTAACCGATTGGCAAAACAAAAAATCAGAGGAAAAAACTGACTAATGTTTAAATTTATTATGGGAATGGTTGTAGGTGTTCTTATTTGTGTATATTACCCAAGTGTTGTACCTATAGTCAAGTATAAGTTTCTAGAGCCAGGTGGTGCTAGAGATACAGTGGTGGAAACATTGAAGGAGATTAAATAATGAACACCAAATTGATGGCAAGTGTATCTGTACTTGCTCTGGTTCTTGCCGGTTGTGCGTCTAATGAACCAAAACCTTTTGTGGAAACACCAGAAGTAAAATATAAAACTGCAAAGGTTGCAGCTGCAACTTCTATTATTCCAGATTGGTATAAGAAAATGCCTGAGAAAAAAGGTTCAATCTTTACTGTAGGTGCAGCAGTTGCACCAGATTTACAGTTTGCAGTTGACATTGCAACCATGAACGCAAAGGTTGTTCTTGCAGACCGTATCAATGGTAAACTCAAAGCCATGACAAAATCTTGGATGGCAAAGTTAGGTTCAACTGATGTTGATGCAAACGTGATGACAGAGATTGAAAAGGTTGCAAAGAATGTTATTGCAAATGTTGATGTTGCTGGGTACAATCCTATAGAGGTTGAAGTATTTCCATCTGGCACACAATATCGTGCGTTTGTTCTTTTGGAGTATTCTGATAAGGAAGCTGCAAAGGTTCTGTTCAATCGTATGAGAAAAGATCGTATGGTCTATTCTCGTTTACGCTCTAATGAAGCTTGGAAAGAACTTGAAAGAGAAGTTTACAAGTCTGAGAAATCAGATGAGGGAAAGTCTCTGAAAAATCTTGAAAAGATCATCAAAAAGAGTAACGAGGAACAGACCGTTGCGAAACCTTCTGCTTAGTTCTGTCTGTGTTCTCTCTCTAAGTGGGTGTTTGATGCCTTCGGGCATCAACCCCTCACTTGGTTGTAGTCCAATAACAGGGTGTACATCTAAAGATTATTACATTCCAGGCAGAGGAGTCTGGGCACCAAAACAGTCTAGTTTTACAAAAGCAAAAGTAGGTGCAGTAGGTGGTGCCGCAGCAGGTGCTTATATGGGTAAAGGTGATCCACTAACAAGTGCAGCTGGTGCAGTTATTGGTATGCTTATCGGACATGAGATTGGTGCAACTTTTGATAAAGTAGATCAAATACACGCAACAATGTTGTTGAAACAAACTCTTACTAATAATCCAAATGGTCAAATGTCAACTTGGTCAAATCCAGAAAAAGGTGTTTCAGTAACCCAAGGCCCAGTTGCAACAAAAGGAAATTGTAGAGAATTTATATCTAAGGTCACAGTAGGTAAAGAATTGAGAAATGTAAAAGGCATAGCTTGCCTTGAAAACAATGAATGGATAATGAAGGAGATTTATCAATGATAACAGGTTTAACAATTATTGGTGGTATTGTCATTGCAAATGCAGTTATAACTTTAGTGGGAACAATGCTCTAATGAAAAAGTTTGTTTATCTTGCAGGCCCTATTGAGGGATGCACGAATCATGAAATCAATCAGTGGAGACAAAAATGTTATACTGGTTTTAATGATTTTATTGTTGGTGTAAACCCCTATCGTGCAGAACGAGAATCTGATGATCCAGAAGCTCGTAAACGTATCGTCATGAAAAATTACATGGACACAAAAAGTTGTGACTTGGTATTTGCATATCTTCCTAAAGAAATCAATGCTCGTAGACATTCTTATGGTACGACATTTGAGATTGCATGGGGATACAGTATGCAGAAACCAGTGGTGATTGTATCTGATGATGTAAGAGTACATGACCATCCACTTATGGATTTGTCGGGTGCTTTGTTTTGGGATTTAGAAGAAGCTATTGACTATGTTAATATTCTATTGGAACCTTATGATGCGTTAAGCACTGAATTTGTGGTTCCAGTATTAAATTAAAAAAAACTTGACAAATCTTTTTTAGTGTGGTAGAGTAATAAAATGTCTGGTATGCATATGTTGCCCGTTTACTATACGACTACGAACACTCGTAGACGTAAGAAGAAAAAGAAGACCAAAGCACTTCTTGCTGCGGAGAAGGAACATGAAAAGTTTCTTCACCGAATTGGTATACACGATTCAAAACAAAAGCCACGGAGTGTGGCGCAGTCTGGTAGCGCACCTGCTTTGGGAGCAGGGGGTCATAGGTTCAAATCCTATCACTCCGACCAAAAACCAAATACAAAAAATTGGACTCCATGTACTAAAAAAGATGAGAATTATAAATTAGATGTATCAGACCGATATGTAGTTGGTCAAGCATACAACAAAGGGGGATTACAAGTTCTATCTAAGAAAGAACAGAGTGATCCAGCAACAGGAAAGAGAAGATGAAAGTAACAGTTCGTAACGGTAATGTAGATAAGGCCATGAGAGTCCTTAAAAATAAACTTCAACAAGAGGGAATTTTCAATGAGTTGAGAGAACGAGAGCACTATATGACTAAGGGTGAAAAACGAAGGAAGGCTAGAGCAGCTGCAATTCGTAGAACCAAGAAGGCTTTAGATAAACGATTAGAGGAGCATGGATTTTAATGCCTAGAGGTAAAAAGATTACGGCACTTACCGATAATAGTGGATGGGCCGAACCTAAGAAAAAGGTTCGTAAGAAACGTAAACCTATGACAGAGGAGCAGAAACAAGCTGCTGCAGAACGTCTTGAAAAAGCAAGACAGAAACGTGCTGCAAAAAATCCTGACTATGGTATGTCTGGTATTCATGAGAGTTTACGAAATCTTCCAGAAGATCATCGTGCTCATCCTAAGAAAGTTAAACAGTGGATTAAAACACAAAAAGACCTTGCTGCATCAGAACGTAGGTCAGTTAAACAAGGTATGAAAGGTGCATATGCAAGACAATGTAGCCATGAAGGGTATGTTCGCAATCTCGTTAAATACTTACGTGACGGTGATTATGTAGATAATTTTTATGGTGAGTATCAAGAACACAAAGTTGGTAGACGTTGTGTTGCACAAGGATACTATTGGTATGGGCCTAAAAAAGGTCAACCTAAATTTGAGGTTGGTGTATTCTATCCAATGTTAGGAACTACATACACTCAAGAAATGTATGATGAGGATAATGGTGTAGTACGAGAACCACCAAAAAAGAAACGAAGAAAGAGTAAGAAATGACAGCCGATATCATAAAAGGCCCTTGGAAAAAAGTTGACCCAACTGAGCAACAATTAGAGAAAGCACAGGTACTTGCAGACTGTGACCAGATTGCAAGTGAGTGTGTAGTTTCTTGTTTGCAAAGTTTGGTTGAAAATGGAATGGCACCAGAAGACCCTGATGATGAGAATATAGTTTATATCATGTTTCTATCAGAGGTGTTAAAGGCTATCACTTATTCTAACGCAGATGTTGAACATCCATTTCAAGATATAGTCTATCTTTTAACTGGTAAGGAAGTCGGTATAGATAATACTAAACAATACTTTGTAGATTACCATGCAGTTCAAAAAGCTGTGCAACATCTAAAGGAAACAGAGAAAGACCCAGCATGATTTTAGTTGATATGAGTCAGATATCATTAGCAAGTATGATGATGCATCTGAATATGAATAAGACCACCAAACCAGATGAGGCTATGGTGCGTCATATGATACTTAATTCTTTGAGAATGTATCGAACCAGATTTAAAGAAGAATATGGAGAACTGGTTCTCTGTTTTGACTCTCGACATTATTGGAGGCGTGACCATTTTCCTTACTACAAAGCTGGTAGAAAGAAAAGTAGAGAGGATTCTAATCTTGATTGGGATGCCATCTTTGGTTGTCTCAATGATATTAAACAAGAACTCAAAGATTTCTTTCCATACAAACATTTAGAAGTTTATGGTGCAGAGGCAGATGATATAATTGCTGCACTGTGTCATGAGCTTGAGTATGATAATGGTAAGACATTGATTCTTTCGGGAGACAAGGATTTTATTCAGTTACACAAATTTGGAAACGTGTCTCAATACAGTCCAATAACTAAAAAGTTTGTTAATGGTATTGACCCACATGAATATCTGACAGAGCACGTTTTAAAAGGTGACAGTGGTGATGGAGTTCCAAACGTGTTATCACCAGACAATACTTTCGTAGATGGATTGCGTCAAAAACCATTAGGTAAAAAGAAGATTAGTCAATGGTGTAATATTTTTGATGATACATTTAATACAGATAGACTTCCAAATGATGAGGTAAAACGTAACTATCAGAGAAACTTGTCATTGATTGATTTATCTAAATCACCAGAGGAAATTTTTATGTCTTGTATTAAGGCTTACCAAGAAGCACCAGAGGGTGATCGTAGTAAACTACTAAATTATTTTACACAAAAGAGACTCAAAAATCTTACTGAGTCATTAGGAGAATTTTAATATGCAATTACTAATTAGTGAAATTTTAGATAAAGTTTCAAAATTGAAAACTAAAAAAGAAAAGGTTGCTTGGTTGAAAGATCAAAATACGGATGGACTCCGTGTGGTAATCAAATCATCATTTGACCCAAAAATAAAGTGGCTTCTTCCAGAAGGTGATGTACCATTCAGACGTAACGATGCTCCTGCTGGAACGGAGCATACAGACTTACATATGGAATCCAGAAAGTTATATCATTTTATCGAAGGTGGTAACTATGATATTACTCAAACCAAACGTGAAACATTATTCATTCAAGTTCTAGAGGGATTACAAGAAAGTGATGCTGATGTTCTTGTTGCTGCAAAAGAGAAATCTTTGCATCGTAAGTTCAAAGGTCTATCTGATAATGTAGTCAAAGAGGCTTTTGATTGGGATGACGAGTATATGAAAGTGGAAGGTTATCCACAGGCAAGGGGTCTTGCAAGCGGAAACGGTTAATTTTTTGCTTGACAAATCTCTCTGATTGTGTTACTATTAGTAATAATCAGAGAGAAAGGATTCGTCATATGGACTTAGAAACAGCAGTTGTTAAAGCTATAGAAGATGGTGGAGAATGTTTTGAAGATGTTCTTGCACACGTTAAAACCAACTTTTCTGCAAATGTAGATGAGTTACACGTTGCTGATATGGTCAGTGAATTTTGGGAAGATAAAATGAGTGGTGCATACGCCTAAAATAATTTCAAAAAAAGTGCATTTTTTTGTTGACAAACCTTATTTGTTCGTGTATACTAGTAATATAATCAAGAGAGAGAGAGAAAACGATGATTAATTATATTGATGCTCATAATGGTGGAATTCGGATGTATGCCGGAGTTGGAAACCTCAAAGGTTGGTCGAAAACTGCTGAAGGTATTGCATATACCTTGAAGACTTGTGGAATTGGAGAAACCTTGATGGGTTCTAGTTCTATGGATTTTGCATCTGAGGAAGGTTTTGAAACCGATGATGGTGCAATGTTATTGTTGAAACGTGCTTTGGAGTTAGTATAATGACTGTTTTTGTAAAAGAATCTTCTAAGTCGGTTTTGTCTGGTCTTTCAAAGATGAAGGCTGCGATGATTGAGGATTACAACGATTTCA